TGGATAATTATATAAGAGAAATAAATTCACGGTCAATTATGGGAATCGGTAAGGTTGTTTCCCGGGCGGTCTCTCTTGTAAAGAGGGGCCGGGCGAAGGTCCTGATGGTCATCGCTACCAGCGTGACCTTCCTTGTATCGAATGCGAGCGCAGCATCGATCAACTGGACGGAGATCAGCGACATCATCAATGGTGTCGCTACCAATCTGTTCCCGGCGTTCATAACGCTCATCACGGCTGCGGTCCCGATCATCATCGTGGTCTCAGTCGTGAGCTTCATCGTGATGTTCCTGGACAAGATCCTTGGCATGCTCAAGATGCGTTGATGATCTCAAAAACCACACTTTTTTTCCTGATTGTTTGCCTGGTGTCGACTTCTACTATTATGTCCTCATCTGCTCTTTCAATAAAGTTTCAGGACCAGAGTATGGCAGGGGCACAGAGTATCAATGTATACAGTATTGTCAATGGGACGCATCTCTATTCCGGGAATACAACATCTCAATTTACCACTGATGAAAGCGTTATAATCGCGATATCTCCGGAAAGGACTGATTATATCCGGAACCCATCTGCATTTCTCACAAACGTCAGTTCGTTTGTGAGCGGGAACATGCTCGAAATTATGGTTCTTTGCTTTATTGCGGGAATGTTTCTTTTTTGGAGGAGATAAGAATGATTTCATGGATAGGTCGCGTATTCCTAGTATTCTGCCTGGTAGTCACTTTAGTCCAAGGTAACATTAATAATGGTGATTTTGAAACCGGCGATCTTTCATCCTGGTATTACTCCGGTATGATTGAAACAAGCAGCCAATCTCATACGGGCAACTATGCGTGTTATTTTGAGGATACAGGACCTGCAACACTTAACCAAAGTGTCGATTTTTCTGGATTTGATGAACTGCATATCTGGATCTATGCTGATAATATCGGAAATGGAAATTGCATTATCCAAATAGACGGTAACAACATTGATACAATTGCGCCTTCTACTCCTTCTATTTATGAAGAACGAATAATTAACATATCGTTATATAATGGTCTTCATATTTTACAGTTTTATGGAGATGATGGCCAGTTCTTTATCCTGGATGATATTATACTGGGATCAACGCCCACACCGACACCGACCACAACAACACCCACTCAAACACCTACAACAACACCAACAGCGAGCCTATATGTTCAAATGATTGACAAAAGCATTGCCGGCCCGCAAAAAATAGATGCTTTCTCATTAACCAACGGAACTTACCTTTTTACGGCGGACACAAGCTCCGAATTTGGATTATATGAAAGTATAATCATCTACATTTCCCCGGATCCTATTGATTATGCTAGAAACCCTCATGCACTCCTCACAAACGTCAGTTCGTTTGTGAGTAGTAACATCCTGGAAATCTTTATCCTCTGCTTTATCGGGGGCTTATTCATATTCGGACGGAGGCGCTAGAAATGAAGAGAATCATCGTATTAGCTTGCGTTATCTTATGTTTACTGATCCCATCGGTACTTGCATCCAACTCCTCGTGTTTTGACATTAACCAGGAACAATCGGTTGTCAAAAAGTCATATATTACATCATATTCCGGTGTGGGCGACACAATGGGGAAACCCAACGTTTTCTATGTCCCAAGTATTGAAAAATGGGGAAAGATCCAGATTTACACGTTCAACGCAGCAAAACCCTACGCATTAAGTGGAAGCCCCGGACATGAAGAACAAGTCACCGTAAAAGATGGAGCGACAATAATTGCTCATGGATTTATTGGTTATTTGGACAATGGGCCCTCCTCGATAACGATATACATGTATTTTGATGATTGGAATTCAACAGGGTTGACAGGAAACAAAGCCCTGACACTTGATTATACAAATGATATACTAGGGCTCTCTTTTGTCTATGCAGGAGCACATAATTATGGAAATGATCTGGGTTATCCCTTCATTTGCGCAGGGGGTTCAAATGCAAGACCCGCAATGGTAGGGACTTCCTTTGATCAAACTGTTTATGCTTCTATTTTCCACAATGAGCTATGCCATATTAGTCCAATAACCGGATCCGTGCATATCGACTTAACCCGATATTCCTATACATCAAGACTAGCGGTATTCGCTGATGGAACCCAATGGTTTAATGAAAGCAGTAATACTGATTTAGACATCACGATCTTTGGATCCGTTGTTAAAGCGCATCTTTGGAATGCTGATTTAACCTATTATAAAGTCTTTGATATCTCACCAGGAGTGACCCCCACTCCAACCACTATAACCCCAACTGAAACGCCCACTCCAGCCCCTCAATTCTGTGGTTACTGGTCATTTGCAGTCAATTCAAGTAATATCATAAGGAACCAGTGGGTAAAAGGAACCCTAACAGAAACAGACCCGAGTGATAATTTCCACAAGATCGATTGGTTCTGGATAACAACCTCTGGCGAAGAGGTAATGAAATATTCTTATGTGAACGACCCGGGATTCTTCGGCCTCGGGGCGGGCTGGGTAAGTGTCGATCCGATTCTTGGGACTGCAACATCCTCAAGTGTCGCAGCAGCAAAGGAAAACGATATTCAAATCCCCTACACCGGAAAACAATGGATCCGGACAAAAATTTACAGGGATCAATCATTAATTCCCCTACTATATCACGATTATCAACTAATTTGCACGATGGACCAGGTTGTTTATGTCAGTGAGTCAACTCAGGGAACTAACACCCTAAACGTAAACGTGATTGATTCACTGACACGGGCGCAAATCGCAGGCGTAACGGTAAACGCTCAAAACAAGCTCACCGGCGAATGGCAAAACAAATCGACCCCGACCGGGGGAGCGATCCAATTCAATGTTATTCCAGGGAATGTTTACCGGTTCCTGGTGAACAATCCCCCATGGGAGCTGTATGATAAGGAATACACGATCCCCAACCCCCCGGGACTCTATGAAATCCTTTTGCGCCGGCCATTACCCGACACACCAGGGAAAAGTTGGATCCAGTTCACGGTTAAGGACGCAAGCACTACTCTTAACCTAAGGGCGGCCTCCATTACCCTTTCCGATGGACAAAGCAAAACGACACTTCCAAGCGGATACCAGGACTTCCAGGTAAATAATAGCCAAGAATATTATTTCACGGTTTCAAAACAGGGTTATACATCCGCAACCGGTTCATTCAATATATCGGTCAATACCGAAAAACTGGTTTATTTATATCCAAAAGTCCCGACCACAACCGCAACAACCGTCCCGGGATGGACTCAAACCCCGACCCCCGTTCAGACGTATCCAAATGGGACCCCGATTGACGTAACAACATCACCAACAGGTCTAGCCACTCTGGATGTTGTCCAGCGCCAGGCAAAAGTCAACGAGGGGATGGATATCTGGTATGAAGGATTCCCCATGCTGGCCCAATTGCTCTTTCTTTGCGCCATCATGGGCGCGTTTGGACTTATGGCATCATCGATGGGTGGCCGGAGGAAAAGCCGTTGAGACCAATTGAGATCCTCCCACTCTTAATGCTCCTGGTCCTCTTCATCGTCCCGGTCCATGCCGAGGACCTGTCTGCAATCAACCCAAACGTCGCACAAATGAAACTATTTGTGGACCATGGGTCGTTCACCTATCGGGCTGCGGATGATGGATATCTCATCAGCAGGGTTGCCTGGATGGTCCTTCCTGGAGAGTCCGTCGACTTCATACTCGAGTACAACGATGGGACAACCTCAACAGGATATATCCATACATCGACTACGTTCCTGGTCTGGAAGGACTGCTCTCTCTCCCTCAATGGCCAAACGCAGACTTTATCAGGTGCATGGTTACCGGGGACTTACGATTATTATTATGTTTGCTATGCTGTTTCAAATGCGACACAGTCCCCATCATATTATCTCGTTCTGGTCAAGGACAGCGTCGGATTCGGCGGTGACCAGCCAAATTACGCGAATCCAAACCAGCCCCTGAAAGGGGATATCATCTTCAAGAAGGCCCTCTCGGCCTCTCCGAGCGATAACCCTATCATCCAGGTCACGGAGGAAACTGAATCACTGTCAGGGACAACCCTGGTCCTGGCCACGCTCGATGAGCTCTTTGCCACGCAGGAAATGCATGAGAACATCAGCGGGAACTTCCTGTCCTGGATTATCTCCATCGGAGGGCAAGTATTCGGGATGCTCTCGTTTATTTGGGGGCTCTTTTACTTTCTATTTATCGAGAATTTCATGCTGACGTTCCTCTGTATTGAGATGGGGATTCTGGCCTACCGGCTCAATACTGCGAGGGACGTATTCATGGCCTTTTCCTTGATTCTCTCGGACAACGAGCGCCTTCTCCGGGGACTCGTCAGGTTTATTCAGCTGCTTGTGGATCTCGTGTGGAATATCATCAATGTTGTTAACCCGATGAGGTGGCTGCGCCCATGATGAAAAAGGGGGTCTTTAGAAGCCTCTTCGGCCTGGCACTCTATGACCATGGTGAACGGGTCTACCTGGCCAGGGGAGAGTCTCCCCTGGTGGTCCTGCGGAAAATCGCACTATTCATCGCACAGAAATACCTCGGAGGCTGATTATGGGTCTTTTTGCAAAGTGGTTCCGGCCGAAACGTAATTTCCTAATCTGGTCACCGAAAATCAAGCAGTTCGAGCTCCAGAAACTCTCCTGGAGGCCAGGACTCGCCGAGGACACCTTTAACAAGCGTGCCTGGGAGTTGGCCCCGGACCTGGTGACGTATTCACTCAAGTTCGGTCGGAAAGTCATTAATTTCATCATCCTCGACGAGGAGCGGGGCGTTGGCCTGAACGTCGAGCCTGATGAAGGCTTGCTAAAGCTGAAAACTAACACGGAGCTCTCCGGGCAGCTCATAGATGCCGTCATGATCACCACAGCCTACCAGCTCAGCCCAAGCAACAAAAAGGTCATAATCGCGGCTATTGTTGGATTGATGCTAGGCCTGCTCTTTGGGATGGGGATGCACTGATGGCAGCAGTTGAAACCAGGGAGTCGATTGTTGTCCGACCTGGCGAAGACCGGGCCCTTACGAGGGTTGCACAGTTTGCGCCTGAGGTCCTGCGCCATAATGCAATCCTCAGGCTCATGGAAGGGCGGGCGACGCTGTCCCGGATTTCGAAAGAACAAATTATTCTGGAGTCATTAGTAGACTCAGCCGAGGAACTCGGCTATAAGCTGCCCGCCACAAAGGTCCTCATCCGCTCGGCTCGTGAGCTCTCCCCTGGCCTGGACGGGCTCGGGCGGGGCGAGGCGGTAAAGTGTTTGACGCCAACCCCGGCAAACGTCGGTATGTTCCCTGCCAGCGCGTTTGCCCAGGAGGAGAAACCTGGGCTTTGGGCCAGGTTCCTGGCATTCGTGACCGGGGCCAGAAACAAGGATGGAGGTTCTTAAAATGGACTACTTGACAATTTGGGCAACGGATTGTTTCAAATTTGGGCTCTTGATGCTCGTGATTGGGATTGGGTGCGGGATGCTCATTGGGTATGGCCTCGGAAAACTAATCGCTCCGCAAAGGCCCGATGCAGTGATGAGCTATGCCCGTTAGAGATGGACTGAGCAGCCGGCTGTCCGGGATCCCGTCCCTGGTCGCATTCGCCATGGTGACCAGGATCCAAAAGGCTGACATGACAATCTCCGCGAGGACAAATCTCGCGGTAAAGCTGTTCTCGCTACTTTGGGCCAAGTATCGAGATGATAAGGGGGTCTCCGCGACCCTGGATGAGATTGGTCTTGACCTACGCAATCTGAGGGAGAACTATGAAAATGTCGTTGATTTCGAGACATGGGCCGCCGAAAAACAGTCCCAATTCAACCAGTTCTTGGATGGGATCGAATATCGGCTTGACCGGGTGGTTGTGCTCACGAAGATCATAGACACCGCGAGCCTGCGGGACATGGCGGTGCCGGAATGATGGGCGAGATTCTATATGAAGAAGAGCCCATCGAGGAGCCGGTCCAGCTGGATCCCGATGAGGACGAGGAGAAAAAGATATATTCGCTCTTTGAGCGTGATTTCCTGAAAAAGCCTGGAGAGCACCTCCTTGGGATCGGGATTACCGGGTCCGGAAAAACCCAAAAGAGTTACTGGTTTGCTAAGCAGCTGTTGCCACATGAGACGCTCGTTTGGTTTGACTGCGGCAAATCGTCAAACTTCGGGCGGAGCGCAGAGATTGGGCCCCTCTTCACATTCGGGGTCCCGGTCAATATTATCATCCCGATGGGTGTAGATATCCAGGTTGTCGGGTCCCCGGTCCCGGTGACAATTCTCAAAACACCACGACCCGCTGATGTATGGGACCTCTGCGAGGCGGGGAAAATCAATATTGTGGCGATAAACCGGTTTTTCCTGGACCCGGATCTCTATGCAAAATACACCGCCGAAGTGTTCCGGCAACTGATTATCCTCTCCCAAAACGCGAAGGACCGGCTCCGGAGACTCCTCCCAATGGCAATTTTTCACGATGAGTTCCAGGATGTTTCCCCGGGCGTGACGATGGCCCTTTCTCCATCGCACCTATACTCGGCAAAAATTGTCGCGTGGAACATTAACAAGCTCAGGTCAATCGGAGTCAGGGTCTGTGCATTTACGCAAAAATATACCTTTATTTATCCTAATACCAGGGCAGCTTTCAGCTGGATCCTCTGTTGCAGGGGTGCATATTTTGAGCGGGAGGACCCGGACCTGGCAGCCTTCAACCGCTTGTACAAGCACCTGGATGTGTTCCAAGCGATCCTGTGGTTCCCCAAGCGGCTATTCAAGCATCGCTGGCGGTTCAGGCTCTACCAGGGGCCTCCTGGCCTGGTCATCTCGCATGAAGGGGTCCTGACAAACGTTTGACCAGGTCCCGGTCAGGGGTCCTGGCCAGGATCCTGTATGGTCTCCCCGCACTCAGTACACCACCACCCGACCGGCACGAACCGGCCACGTGCACCACCTACCCGGACATATGCCCTGGTCATGGGTGCACCACATTTCGGGTGGGGACATCGCGTAGCTCTCAGGCGGGGCATGGTATGTATACATTACCCCTGGAAAAGAAAAGCATTTTGCGCTTTGATTGCTCAAGGAGAATTCATACCTGAACATGGCTTTAAACCCTGGCACTATAACCTCTTCCCCGGCGTGGTGAACCAGGCTTAAGAGCCACGACAACAATCCTTTTACATGGCGTTCCATCCCAACATAAGTATCCGCTCCCGCGAAAGCTCTTTCTCAAAACATCGGGCGAGCGGCCTGATTTCTGAGGATGATGAGGCTTTAATCAGGGAATACGTTGCGGAATACCATGCCCGCAGGCAGGTGAAGGAGCACAGAATCCAGAAGACCGTGGTCGACCTGATCCAGTGGAGGAGGTTCCTGGTCGTTCCTTTCCGGGAGGCCACAATCCAAAATATCTATACGGCCGTTTCCAGGCTCGATACCGAGCCGTCGATGACCGGGAGGCCCCATAAGCAGAATACCAAGCACGACAAGATACAGGCCCTCCGTCGCTTCATGTTATGGCTCATCCAGCGTGGGATCTCCACCGTGGACCCGGAGAGGATCCGGGAGATCCGGGTCCCCGAACGGGATCGGTATACCACTCGGCCAGAGGACCTGGTCACCCCGGACGAGGTCAGGCAGATGATGGAGGCCTGCAAGCGGTCCCGCTATCCCACGAGGGACCGGGCTATTATTGTCACACAATACGAGAGCATGGCTAGGATTGGAGAGATCGGCCGGTTGACCTGGTCATCCCTGAAATTTGACGAACACGGGGTGATGATGACCATCACCGATGAGAAGACTAAGAAGCTGCGATACGTCCGGCTGGTAATGGCCACGGAGTACCTGCAGAGGCACCTGGAGGAGAGCCAAGCCAGGGGGCATGTTGAAGGCCTGGTCTTCCTCTCGGAGCGCGGCCACCCGATGACATACCCTGATTTCGAATCCATGTATAAGCGGGCCGCTAAAAGGGCTGGAATTAAGAAGCGGGTCCACTCTCACCTGATGAGAAAGTCCCGGATTACTGAGCTGATGAAGAAGCGCCGGCAGGAATCTATCATCAAAAAAATGGCATGGGGCAACGTCACCACGAGGGAATGGGAGACATATGCGGTACTGTGCTCCCAGGACATAGACGATGAGGTCCTGGACATGTACGGGATCCGGAAGATCCAGGACGCCGAATCGGACCCACTAGCCCCGATCCAATGTGAGAAGTGCCTCGTGATCAATCCCCCAACAGCCTGGTTCTGCATTCGGTGCCGGGCTCCCCTCACCGACCAGGCCAAAGCGTCAATCCAGGATAAGGAGGACCTGGCGAGACAGGATCCCCTTTATCAAAAACTGCTGGAGAGGCAAAACAAGATGATGCAGGACCTGGCGCGGGAAATGGGGTTGGACCCGGACAAGGTTTCAGTCCTCACTTAATACTATTTTAGTCTTCGAAAGCCCTTCGGATCAATCTCTTTCCCTCATCACTCTCCAGGAATGCACGGATTTGTTGGTCCACAGTCCGGCGAAAAAAGAACTCTCTTAGCGCGGCCTCAACCACTGATGTGTTATTCGGAAATTCCCCAGACTTAACGGCATTATCGATTTGATCCAGGATACCTTGTGTTAACTTGTATCCTGTTTGTCTTTTCGGTTTCCCCCCGATAATTGCCATGATTTTAGGTTTCATTTTATTATATTTAGAGAGACGTAAATCTCTAGTTGTGCTAAAGAGATACATATATAACACCTTTTGTATATCTCTAGTTGTACCATGAAACCCAAACTTCGGCGGATCATCATTGGGATCCCGGAGCCCCAGCTTGCAAAGCTGGACCAGCTCATCGAACAGGGCATTTATCCGGGCCGCAACGAGGCGGTCCGGGACGGCATCCGAGGCCTCATCAAGCAATATGAGACCGCGACCCCCTGTCCTGCATGAACTGTCGATAACTCAGTACCGCATGTGACCATTCTGTGGTGATCAACCATGATCAAAAATCAGGAAATTACCCGACAGGAACTGGAACATTTGAGCCCTCTCGCTCAAATGGTGTGGAAAATCAGAATCGAACAGGGAAAAGCAACTCTTTTGGAGGATTCAACATGCAGTGCAGTTGTATAGACGCCGTCCCCACCCATTCCAACGATGCCAATCCTGGGAACGAAGCGGGGAACGGCGATCATGTATCGCAATCAATCGAGAAAAATGCAGCTGAAACGGCTTTCCGTCCCTCAGCGAAGGCATGCACTGATGCCAAGTGCCAGGACCTGGTCCTGGTATTCGGTTTCAGGCGGAACCACAAGGAATGCGGGATCATGAACAGGATCCCGGGGAACATGGCCTCCTGCCCGAAACGAGAGGGATCGCAATGATGCCCCTTGCTCAGCAGGCCCCTATCACCGACGAACCGCCCGCCAAACAGAAAGCCTATCCAAAATTCAGCCACCTTTTCCTGAACCTAAAACTCCCTGGGAGATGGATCCGCATCGACCAGATCACCAGTGTCAGGATTGAGCGCATAGACCCGGACGGTCCCCGGCCATCGTTCTACCGTGTGAGGGTGAACGAGTATGATACCATCGATGAGGTCCCTACCATTGAAGAAGCCGAGGCCATTGCCGAGCGGGTCATGTTTGCCGTGTCCACCCGGCTGACCGCGGTCTTGGGATCCTGGAGGAGGTCCTGATGTCCCATCATGATATCTTCCGGTGCAACTACCCGCCCTGCGAAAAGGAGTCAGAAGAGCCCTTCCGGGACGGGTGGGTCCATTTCAACTGCCTGGATGATGGGAATTCCCTCATGCTCGGAGACCGGACCCTCCTCGCAAACCTGGAGGACACGCACTTCTGCTCTGTCAAGTGTCTCATGCATTACTTGAACGGCTTCCTCAAGAGCGCAAGCCCGCTCTTGAGCAAAGCGGTGAATAACACCATCCCGAAGCTGGGCCGAGGGTCCAGGGCAGAATACAATTGGATCAAGGACTGCCCTACTCTTACCCAATGCTTGTCCGGATTCAGGGACCGGTATCCTGGCAGGAAGAACGTAACAGACTCAGACCTCTCTGCTATCTGGAACCACTATCACCCGGACCAGGAAGAGGTTATCGAGGAGGGATCGGACTACTCAGACAAGGAACTGGCAGTCCTATATGCGCATGAATCCCATCGGGATGCATGGGCAGCCTATACCTCTGCATTCCCAGGCTCTAAGCGGAAGCGGTCCTCAATTAAGATCAAGTGGCTCAGGAATTGGGAGTCCACCGAAGGGAAGCGTCGAGCAAAAGAACTCAGGTCCAGGGAGAGTGTCCAGGAGAATGAAACCCCGCCAAGCTCTCAAAACATCGACGAACCGGCGCCAAATCAAGGAGCGCCACATCAAGAATCCTCGGGACTCTTTGTTGGCGCAAAGGTTCTCCAGGTCAAAGGAAAAAACAGGGCATACGGGGTTGGAGAAGTCCTGGAAATCCGCATGAATGGCGATGTGGTCGCCCAATTCTACGGGTCCAGGAAGGTCCTGTCCCAGGACCATTTTGAACTCTATGTCCCTGGAAGGGCAACATCACAGGGAACCGCAGACCAGGCAGCTACTGCGGGAGGTGGACAATCGTGAAGAGAATTGCGGTTTGCCCCCCGGAGGATATTTGCCCTGTCTGCGGATGCTCAGACCTGGTCCTGCACTGGAACAAGACATATAAAAGGTACAATTGGGAGTGCCAGAAAGAGAACCATTTCTACATTCCAGCGGAGACTGTTGAAATCAACCCTATTTTGCTGCCCGCCGAGGAGGACCTCGTCGGGATCACTGCTGACAGCCGATGCTGGACATGCCTCCAGTTCTACCGGTGCCGGCCGAGGATCTCCGGCCTTCCAGGGGTCACCCTGGAGAAATGCGAGGGATATATGCCTGGACTTGATGTGCGGATTGCGCCGTCTCTCAAGCTCAGGGGGCGGTCCTGATGGAGACACTCCCCTGCAGGATCCTGGGATACCTCGACCCCTGCAAGGACTGCCCTCGGGAGGATGACGACTGTCCTTATGAGTCCGAGGAGGCCTCCTCATGACCACCCTCAGGGATTATACTTCCATCGAGGAGGACCTGCCTGGTGACCACCCCGATCCCCTCCTCCAGGAGACCCTATACCGGGCAGGCCAAACGGTCTGGTGGATCCCCTCTGACGGCAGCCGTCCGGCCATCATGACCAGGACACAGCGGATGCTCCCGGCGGTCGTAAAGTCCTACAACTCGCAGCAACGGACCTGTCTCATCGAGCACCAGGACGTCACCCGGACCACATATTCTTTCCTTGTCCAGGCCTCGGAGCTCACTCGGCGGGAGATCCCGAGGTGACCTTGATATGGCCCTTGAGATGTGCAAAACTTATACAGACCTGGTGCATCGGATAGGCTGGTACCTCGGGTCTGAGGTGATGCCGCAGTTCATCCGACGGATCCAGGAACATGGAACAGCCTGGTGTTATTATGGCTCCCTCCTAAGCGACGGCCGGCCAGTCGTGAGAGTTTTGCAAGCCTACAAACTGCAATCAAATGGATACGTGCTGCGGGACCGGACCTATACGAGGGATCCTGACTGGAATTGGGTGAAGACAGTCCTTGATCCGGATGAGATCTTCCGGACCGCCCTCGAGCTTAGGAATTCACTTCGGCCAGTACCCGTCCCCATGTACGCCCGGCCGGACGTACCATCGGGGGAGTGACCCTGATGCTCCCCGACGGTATTATTGAGCCATCCGCTGACTCACCCATCGGTTTCACATCGGACGTTTTTACGGGCGTTTTATTCGCACGTGGACGGGACCTCTGGATCGGCAGGATATCCGTGCTGCCCTCCAAGCAGGATCAGGGCTATTTCACCCGGCTCCTCGCGGTGCTGATGTGGTTGGGGTACCGGGTCCGGGTCGCCTACCCGTCCCAGATCATGCGCCAAATCCTGGAGCGCCGGGGGTTCAGGATGGCCAGGACTTCCTGCTCTCGGGGCTCATGTCCCTACATGGAGCTTCCCGACCCCGCAACACTCTCCACAAGAGCCAGGGGGAAATATAACGGGGCCCGCATGGAGGCCCTCTTCGCCTGCAAGAACTCCAAGAATATTTTTGATGACATGCGGAACAACGTCGAGCTCAAATCGTGCCAGGAGTACGCTGTCACCAATCATTCGAACGGCACAAGGAGACTCGGCCGGTTCCAGTTCAGGAAGCACCAGCACGAGGCGCTGCTCTTCGTGGATGGGAGTTACCGGCTCATCGTCCAGGACGGCCAGGGGACTGTACTCCTCCATAGAGTTGTCAAGGCCCGGGAGATTGATCAGCACCTGGTCAAAATGACCAGGGACACCTATCAGCGGTCCTGGCGGGCGTTTTTCCCCGGTCCCCCCAAGCAAGATGGGGGGGCAGGCAGTGACAGGACCCCCCTCGAGTACCAGATCGACCCTGCCTTGATGGTCCAGGGCATCAGCCGGGAATGCACCATGGAGATCCAGGACCTGGTCCGGGCCAGGTCCATCGGGATCCACAACGTCCCGAACAGCGGGCAGTACCTGCGGGTCCTGGTCGAACGTGATGCTCAGGGCACCTACTATGTCACCCCGGCCCCTAAGGCCAGGGATACCCCCTTGTTCCTCCAGGAGAGTGTGCCGGCATGAGCGCGTCTGCTGCACTATTTGACCACCGGATCTCGTTCCAGGACATGGACTCGATGTGCCTGCTCCATATCGCCCAGCTCCTCGAACTCCAGGCATACGGGACCCACTACGTGATGAACAGGAAGGAGAGGTTGTGCATCCGGATCGAGCGCTGGCCGGACGAAAACTGGCCTGATGGTGAAATATATGTCAGGCTCCTGGATGTACCGAAGTCACCACTATTCCGGAGGGGGTCCCCCTGCTGCATGCCAGGATCGTGATGGAACCAGTGGAGCGTCGGGACACCCTCCTGGAGGCCTCCAAGGTGGCGATGGCGAAAGGAGACCGAATCCGGGCGAAGTGCCTCGCCAGGGACGCCCGGATTATCTGCTACCTGTACGATCTCCCGATCCCGGCAGGGGAGGCCTCGTGACGAACGGGACAGGGGCCGCAGGACCGTTTTCCCCGGCAATCGCCGATATCGTGAGGTCCGCTCCGGAGGCAACGCTGCAGATGTGGGCGGAAGCTCTGAGAAAGAGGGACATCCCGGTGCCGCCCCCGCCCTCGAGCTCGGCCGAGGAGCTCCGGGAGTGGCTGGCCACAGTCCTCCCTCAGCACTGGTCCCTCCTGCAGCAGCAGGCACCGGTTGACCAGGTTGAACACGAGCATTCCGTGCACCAGCAGATCCGGGAGATAGGGGATACCTACCAGGTCCTCAAGTACCTGGAAGATTATGGCCTGAAAATCCGGGGATACGACCTCCTCAGTGAAGAGGAGGTCCGGAAGGCATGCATGGACTACCTGCAGACCGACAAGTTCCTGCAGGCATGGGACCGGGCCCGGTCCCAGGACCGGGAGGAAGCTGATAAACAGAGCCTGGCCCGGCGCGCCATCTACGTGACCGGGAAACGACTCCGGGACCAGACTCAGCAGGCGCTGGATACCCTCCTGGAGGCTAATCAACCCCCCCACATATTCGCCCGGGTCGGGCAGCTGATCCGGATCCAGAAAGACGAGTACGGGATCCCCTACATCCAGTACCTGGACCGGTATGGTGTCCGGCATGTCCTGGAGCGGTGCGCCGAGTTCTGGAGGACCCGCCGTGACGGGGACCATGTCGAGATCCCCCCACCGATGGACGTTGTCGAGGACCTCATGGCCCTCCCGGAGATCCCGCTACCGCCCCTCGTGGCCATCATCGAGGCGCCGGTCATCCTGGAGGATAATACCCTCCTGGACCGGCGGGGCTACGACCCGAGGACCGGGTTGTATTATTACCCTCACCAGGGCGTCGAGGTAGCAATCCCGGACCAACCAACAGCGACGGACATCAGGGAGGCGGTTGAGTTGCTGCAGGAGATATTCTGCGATTTTCCATTTGACAGCGATGCATCGCGGGCCAACACCTTCGGGGCCCTGCTGTCAGCCGTCCTCAGGCCGATGATCCGGGGCTGCGTCCCCATGGTCCTCCTGGACAAACCGCAGGCGGGGACCGGCGCGAGCTTGATTGCAGATGTCCTCTCCATGGTTGCCTGCGGGCGGGCTGGTGCAAAAACGACCGCCCCACACGAGGAAAAAGAATGGAAGAAAACTATTACGAGCATCCTGCGGTCAGGCCAGACCGTGGTCACCGTGGACAACATCGAGGGAAAGTTGTTCAGCCCATCCCTGGCCGCCGTCCTCACCATGGAGATATGGCAGGACCGGGCCCTTGGAGGGAACGATTGGGTTACCTGCCGAAACGTGACGGTCTGGATCGGGACCGGGAACAACATCACCCTCGGGGGGGATATGCCCCGGCGGTGCTATTGGGTCCGGATGGACGCTGAGCATGCGAGGCCCTGGCAGCGGACCGGATACCGGCACCCGGACCTGCTGGCATGGGTCCAGCAGGAGCGAGGGAGGATCCTCTCGGCGGTCCTGTCCCTGGCAAGGGCCTGGATCCTGGCCGGCCGGCCGGGACCGAAAGCCTGTCCCCTCGTCGGTAGCTATGAGAACTGGAGGTTCACCATCGCCGGGATCCTGGAGTTCGCCGGCATCGAAGGGTTCCTCGGGAACCTGGAGGCGATGTACGAGGAGGCTGATACCGATACTCCACAGTGGGAAATGTTCTTGGAAAAATGGTATTCTATCTGGCATGACAACCCGAAGCTCGTTGCCGAGGTGCATGAACACCTTCAGCGGGAGGTATCATCCACATCACCCGACTATAGCCAGGGGGACCGGCTCATCGACAGCCTCCCGGACTACCTAATGGATGCCTGGACCCGCAAAAAATCATTTACCCGGGTCCTGGGAAACGCACTCAAGTCAAGGAGTGGGCGCCTGTTCCCTAATGGACTGCGGGTCCAGCGGTTTGGGATGGAGCATAAATTACTACTTTGGAGGATAACCAGGATGTCCGACACAACCCTACAAGGGGGGTTTGGGGTGTTAGGGGGGTCTCCCTGTACACCCCCTAAGGGCGTTTCCAGTGGAAATATAGGTACTATTGTACCTGGTGATGAGCCACCGAAACCCCCTGAACACCCCAAACCCCCCGAAGGTGATCACCCATGACCCTGGACCCTCTCATCCTGCAGGGAATGGGGGTGGCCACCGGGCTGGCCGGCATGGCCGCGGTCACCTCCCCGGTGGCCATCACCCGGACCAGGGCATTCGCATGCTGGATCCTGTCCAACTTCTTCCTGCTCGGGTGGGCAGCTGCAGCCGGGGAGGTCCTCCTCGGGATCCTGTATGCCATCTACCTGGCCCTCTCCACTGCAGGACTGGTCAGGTCCTGGAAGTCAACATCGAATATAGGAGGCACAACATGAATTGGGGATGGAAGCAGGAGGTCGCTTTTTGGGCCTTCTTGGTAATCATGGTATTTACTATTGTATTTTTAGTTTGGTTCCTTGGAAATTTAATGATGGATTTGTTAATTCATGCACCTATTCCTGATTTCAAAAATGTAACCTCATTATTGGAGTGTGGCACATGACACCGAACGAAGTTTTCTCAAAAGTTCATTCCTGCGATAATCTCATGGAACCGAAAAAGCGGCATGTACTGAAGTCACTAGGCATCCTCCTGGTCGGTATCATCATTGGGTATGCGTTCTACTATGTCCGGTTTCGGTATCTGCTCTGAAATTATTCCCAGGAACCCCCTAGAATTTCTCCTTTTTTTAGTCCTGGCCATGGCTACTATAAATGCTATGTTTTGGCTCCAGGTCCTGGTCGTCACAACAGTGAGCTGATCACCTGGAGATTCTGTACAAATGCCTGGCTCTCGATGACCACCGGGAGGACCAGGATCAGGATCCCGATGTGGTTCCTGTAGACCTTATTGAGGCCTCCAGACACCACCAGGATCCCCACTACGAGGATGAGCATCAGCGCTGGCCATATCATTGGGTGGCTGCACAGCAGGAACTCGGGATTTATTATTGGATGCAGCCCCGAGTTTATCTCGATGCCTCCCATGGCCAGGGCCGCCCCGGTCGAGAGGATGTCTCCGAAGACGAACCACACCAGGTCCCACCGCAGGATGCGATCCATGTAGCATGCGGCACGGGTCCACATCCTGTCCTGCGCGTATGCAGTTTTCACGCGCTCTGCGCCCCCGCAGGGGCCGGGGCCTCCGGTGCCGTGCCGTCCGAGTCGATTTCTTCTGAATTAAGTTTTTGTATACGTATTCGGTAATACCGGATTCCTTCCCGTACGCAAGAGCGGATGAACGCGGAGCGGTTCCCCGGGATGCTTTCAAGGGCCGCTCTCTCAGTGGAGGTGAACTTGATTGAAATGGGCTTTCCGTATCTTTCTACCATGTCAGTACATAAAAAAGAGAATAGTATATATATAGCAAGAAACTATGTGGTTGGTGTAGAGATGAAAGCAAAACCGAATAGCGATAAATTAGGCGGTTTAATAGAAATCGCTGGAGAGCCGCTATACCCCCCCACTGCTGCCGCCGAGGTTAGGGATTTGAATGGAAATTCGATTTGAAAATACGGAATTTAATTTAGCCAGCACGATTGTCGAATACAACGGAGTGAATAGGGGCACCGTGGAGCAAATCTGCTTCCTCGCGGCGGTGGCGGAATCAATGGGCTATCAAGTATCTCTGGTTAGGTTCTGGGATGCTGTTGATAGCACTTTTGAACTCGCGCGGATGATTGCGGATAACCTACAGCAATCTTTTGAGAACCTATCAAAAGTATGGGGAGGGGTTGACTGGGGTAAATTGCGTGAGGCTGCGATGGGGGAAAGAAGATGAATAAGACAATATTCGCATTAATGGCGCTGCTGATGATAGCGCCAAGTATGGCAATAGAACAGGCTGATATGGCCTATTTGAAGGGCCTGGACGATGGTTATACATTAGGTAGGGCATCTATCCAAGGGCAAACCAATACATCTCAGGAGGCCATCTACAATGGCATGGTAGCGGATCTCAATGCCTGGATGGATCAGATAGGCTATGAGGGCGGAAGATGGGGCAACCTGCCAATAATTAATCACACTCTGCCTCCGATCTTTAATGGTGGTATATCCATGCAGCAGCCATATATTGAGGCCACAGGAAAGGCATCTGGCGTAGAGCACAAGATCGATGGAAAGGCCGGAGGACAGAGCTATACCACCAATGACGCCAATCTCCTTCCTGATAATGTCAGGTACAACCACACCTCAAGGACATACTCCGATCTTGGAGGGCAATGGTTAGGGGGGATTTGAAATGATTAACGACCTAAAGCACCAATTGGCAGATGCTTACACTGAACTGGCAAAACAGCGCACAGCCATGTATGAAGCTGAAGAAATCCGCATCGAAGCTGCAATCAAAAGAGAAGAAAAGTTCCTGGAGGCTATCAATGAGGCCCAGGCAGATGGCATAACTGATCCAGGCCGCCAGCAACAGAAAGCCCAGAAGGCCACAAGAGCAGAACTGACCGACCTACACCAATCGGAGAAGGCTGCCAGAAAAGCAGCCTATGAATATCAGCTGGCAGGAATCCGGGTGGATGGATTGGTGAAGCTGTTGGAATGCGAAAAACTGGCGGCCCAAAAAGAGTAACTATTTTCAAACTTTTTGAATATACACAAGAGCATAATAGTACGGCAAGCAGGTTACTGCATTCCCTGAGAAGCTTGTCCCTTCCGCTGCACTATGGCCATGAGCACCGCCTCCACCTGTGCTGGATGAGGTTTGGGTAACTGATGCCGTGCCGCAGACTGTTACACCTCCAGATCCCGTGTAGTAGGACCCGTCAAGAGTGCAGCCACGCTCAGAATATGGATGAACATGGGAAGCCATCTCAGCAGTAGTCAATACATGACCGGACACAGTAACCGTTCCGGCCATGGTGAATGTGACTGATCCACCAGAGTCTCCAACCGAATATGTCCCGCCAGCTCCTACGACAAATTTATCCCTTAAGTCGCGTGTCCCTCCAGATCCATCACAAATATGCCAGCCTGACGGAATTGAGCCAACCGAGCCATACCACAGGATAATCAGGCCCGTAGGGACTCCCAGGCCTGCAAAACTGGATGCATGGAGGTTTCCACCGCTCTTGTAGATAAGGTCTGCATCTGCGCCGCTGCCACTTCCATCATTCCCCGAATACCAAAAAGTAGCTTCCATCTCGGTTTGAGTGGGATATAGAGCATCATGATTATGTGCAGCTAAATAGCTCGATGCTTCGGTGTAGATGGTTTCAAAATTATCCATGACGGAGATTGTAACAGCGTTGCCTGCTGCCCAAGGGTTATGATTTTTAGTATATGCCATCTTATCCTTACCCTCATGCATACTTCATAATATAATATAGGCTGTAATAGGGTGGTCTGGGATCTATCCCGGTTGCGCTTAATGTCGATCCAGTATGACCATGAGCACCGTCCCCGCTTGTCTGATTCTGTAGAGTAGTGCCGAAATTCCTCACGCTGGTAGGAGTATCTCCTGAATATAAACTAGAGAACGCTCCCCAGCCGCTATTCTGGCTATCATACACTCCATGAGTATGAGCCGGGATCTCTGTGGTAGCAAGGATATGATCTCCTACTGTGACTGTGCCTGTAGGCGTAATCGTACCATTCCAGGATGCAGGACCACCAGTAGCCCCCACAGCATAAGTATTCCCTGCTCCAATCACAAATCTATCTCGGAGGTCTGGTGTAACATATCCCCCATAGGTTCCACCATCGCAAATATGCCAGTTGGCAGGTATGGTAGCATCCGTCCCGCTCCAGACCATGATAGCTCCAATAGGCATCACAGACGATAAGAGATCTGCATAATGATTACCATCTAGCTTATCTGCATCAAAACCGGTATAATAAGATGTGCTAAAAAATGTAACATCAGCAGTGGCTTTAGTATAATATCTGGAATCATGAGTATGGAGATCTGCATCTGCCTTAGCCGCATCATATTGAGTCTCGATATGATTAAAAGCAGCGCCGGATAGAAAATCAACAGCTGACCATGCAGAATGATATTTTGTGTAGCTCATTCTTTATCCCTTCATTATTATGCAAAGAGCATAATAGGGTGGCATTTTGTCCTGACTGGATGTACCCGCAAAGCTAGCAGAATGTGTATGAGCATCGCCGCTGCCAGCAGCATCTGAATTCCTGCTCTTTGTTGTTTCAATTGATACATAATATCCTATCCCTCCTGTGGGGTTCCCATTGCTCATATTATTAATTCCGATATCAGCAGATGTATGTGTGTGCTTAGGGATCTCTCCGGCGGTCAGTGCATGGCCAGCTATTGTAACTGTTGCCGTGGTGGTGACAGTAGCAGTCCCGCCAGAATCTCCCTTGGAATAATGATTACCTGCTCCTACAACAAATTTCCCTCGGAGGTCCGGCGTCCCGTTTAGTCCATTGCATAGATACCATCCAGAAGGAATAGATGCCTCAGATCCGGACCAGATAGCTATGCACCCAGATGGCGTTCCGGCATCAATGATCTGCTGGGCAGTGTAGCCGTCAAGAGTAGCACAAATCAGCCCTGAGCCGCTGCCATCATTGGAAGAAGTGAAGAATTTTGCTGCTGCCTGGGCATCAGTATAATAACTATTGCTATGGGTTATGGAATCAATATAGCTGGTGATCTCTGAGTACATCCCTTCCAGGTTATCCAGGGCCGCCAGCTTTTCCGCCTGGCTCATGGAGTGCTCCAGCCAGTCAGTCTTAACGTAGCTCATGCTTCTCCATTAATATATGTGGCATTGATCTGGTAGCTCTCTAAAATAGTTTTGATTCGGCTGAAATTGGCCCGGAATAGCTCCACCCCGGAGCCATAAGTTATCGTTGCCAATGATCCGCCCCAAAAGACCACCTCATCAATCTCTCCCAATGCATCAGAAGGAGAGATGAATGAATAGCTATGATATTCGTAGTCTCCTGTCTCATCTGGGACGGATGTGTGCTGCTTCCTGAAGACACAAGCGCCATCATTCCAAAATTCTATGTACTCGGTCCGATCATCTTCTTCAAAGCATGGCCATGAGTCGTCTGAGACAGCCAGACCGGTTCCTATTGCAGCAGCAGTAAATGGGTTAGGTCTATCAGCCAGATAGAATGTATGTGCGAAATTATAGAGCTTAGTTACTCCTGTGCTCTCTTCTACACCTTCACGGACCTCGTAGACGAGTTGGTACGACGTATTAAGAAAGTTAACCCAGTCGTCTATGACCGGGCCGTACACCCCCTCTACCGAATAGGTAGTTATGCCATCTTTCCACTCCTCTGAGACATGATAAATCAGGATATCCTCATTGATCCCCATATAATTGAAATTCTGCAAGACACCGGCAGCTAAGCCTGACCGCAGCGTCTTATAGCTGATCCTGAGACCATCTACTCCATACTCCGCTATCTTGGCGCTGGCGTACTCTCCGGCGGCTACAATAGAATTTAAACTCTCATCTACGGTGATATGCTCCACTTTTCCGCTACCAAATCCTTGCCTGGTAATGTTATTAGCTATGGCTGTAAGGTCTTCTGCTTTTGATTTGGATCTCCACAGGCCATAATATTCAGCTACAATCACTGCACCATTGGCAGGGGCTATATCGAATGTGATCGTCTCAGAATTAATGGCATAATAGCAATCATAGGTTCCTGCATCCGTTCCCTTTTGACCTATGGTCTGGGCAGTTGCTCCCACTGTAACAGTAGAGAATCTATTAGCTGGATAGGCCAGGGGAAATGTCTTAGTAATGCCATCTCCTATCCAAGATTCAGTTTGCAGATCAGTCTCTTCATAACCGCCAATGATGATCTCTGTATTGCGATAGTCCGGATTCTCTCTGGTGATATCCAAGCTATCTGCAAGGATATCTTCGCCATCGGACACCTGCCAATCCGCAGCATAACGCGTCCTAGTATGGAAGTATAGCTTGAGATCATAATCTAAGTAGACCACAAACCCGCAGGCCTCCGCAAGCTTCTGGAGGCCTTCCAGAGCACTCTTGTTGCCTATGGAGATTTCTGATAATTGATTTCCATCCTCGATATATCCAGCAGTGATCCCTTCTTCGGCCAGGTACTCATCCAGGATCTCCTGAACAGCCACGCCCGGGAGTTTGTCGGTGGCTGCATAGTCAATCATCCTCCATCCAAGTACAGAAGTATAGTCTACTGCCTCTATGGAGTGGAATTTCATCAAGGTTCCGGGGATAGGGACAGTCTGGCAGCTCTGTACGACTCCACCAAAGCTTTTCTCTCCATCCCAAGCTTGGATTATCACCCTCTGCCGCTCATAGAATGTGAGGGAACCGGCGGCATCGTAGACCACGAAGGATGCAGTCGAGCGGCCATCTGTCCGATGGTCGATGGAGAGGCCCGGATCATTGAGCCATAGCTGTTCGATGTCCGCCCATTCATCCAGGAGCGTGGCGTCATTAGGCCACACGGTGGCGTCGTTGTCGTAGAGGGCGGAGGTGAAAATTGGAGTGGTCCCCACGGTTATGAGGGCGTCGCTCATCTAATACATCTCCTGGAGGGCGATTCGCCGAAGGCCCATATAGGAGGCATTCCCCCAATTATTGGCGATTTTGACCGCGAAGTATCGATATGCTTGATGGGGCGGAACTAAAATATATTTGGGGTCCGGAGAATTGGCGGCGACGTGTTGAGCGAATTGTCCGGCTGCGATCTGAGTCCAGCCGGTATCAGTTGCATAAGTCAATTCTCCGAAGGAAGATGCTGAATTCGACCCTTGCAGAATAAAATTTTTAGATCCGGCGTCTGTGTCCTTGCCAGAAGCATGAGAATTCTCATAATATATCCGGCCTATGACCTTCATTGCCCCAAGATCAACGTGGTATCTCTGGTTTGTGACTGCGCCTTCCGTCTGCCATTCTGTGGCCACGCCGTCACCCGTCAGAGAATTGGCGGGGTCATATGCTTCATGTGCAGCTTGAGCAGAATAGACCTGTGTGGCCTTAACATATGTGGTGGAATACTCGGCTGGATACAATGATTGAAATTGCCCCGTCAGCTTCGTTTGTCGTCTAACTATAGCCATATCCGCCTCACGGTACAACGAAAATTGCCGATACTGTCAAATCGGTGGCGTCGCCATTGCTGCCGTTGGCGTCGGTCACCACTTCTATTGCCTCATCTCGATTAATATCGTAGTTGGTGGTATTGATTCCCACCACCGTGGATGTCCAGGTTTCGGCCACTGCTTCTCCCGCGTTCGTATTGGATGTACCTACCACACTACCGGCAATCGATATAGTGACCCTCGGCTGATTGGCCCCGCTGTCATCCACCCTGACAGTATGCCGAATCTGGACACAATAAGCCTTAGTCAAATTCCAGTCGAATTTTGTCCGAGCATCAGAGGCCAGGAGACCGGTATTGGCAGCATCGGCGAAGGCTCCAGGTATGAAGAAATCTACTTGCACCACTCTGGTGGGATCGCCCCAATAAAGAGCAGTGACATCCCCGCCCAATGGAGCCCCCGCGACGGTGAGCAAATTAGAAGTTATCGCCGTCACTATGCCATAATACACCACCCCGCCAATGGTGTATTTCACCGGATAGCCCACTAAGATAGTGCCGGTGAGATCGGCTGTCATTGTTAGCGTGGAGGTGCTCGGCGGAGTGGCGGTGAAATTTGTTTCCGCCGTCCAGAAAGACGCGCTCCCGCTGGCATCGCTCCATGAGGGGTCTGCTCCATTTCCGCCTGTGGTAAGAACCTGGCCAGCCACTCCGTGAGGAAGCATAGCCCACGCCGACGCGCCCCTATAGAGCACATCCCCACGCTCCGCCGTGCCGAGAAGGTCCAGGATTTCAGTTATGGAGCACTCTTCCCCCGCTCCCGCGCCCGCGGTCTTGCGCCCTAGAACCTTCGCAGTAGCCCCGAAGCTGGTTGCAGCGGCCACTATAGCCGCCCCGTCCCCTCCGTTGTGGTCGTGACTATCACCATTGGTTACTCCCTTGGCGGCTACCGCAAAGCTGGCCGGAGAGTATGCAGAATTCTTGAGAAGCTTCCCAGTAGCACCATCGAATAGAGGGATATTGCCATCTGTAGCTCCAGCGGGCCCGGACAAATCGCCTGCTGTGAGAGGATAAATTTGCCTCCAGATTGCAGATCCGGATGTAGCATTTTCGCATACAAAGACTTTATGGCCTGTTGTATTATACCATTGGCTTCCGGCTGAGTAACCATCACCACTATCATCGTTTGCGGTGGGATCTGAAGCTGCCACAAAATTGCATTTAGCTATGGCAGCATCAATGATATCTAAATTAGAGTTAAAATAAGTCAGCAGGTTTGCCCTTGTGGACACACCCGCAGTTAGTTTGTCTAATGAATTCCTAGCAGTTACCATTTATTCATCCCCTTATCTCATCGAACCGGAACGGCTCCACGTAGGCGCTGCTCTTTAACCGCCCTGGCCATGATCTGGTTTGTAACCTCTTTGCCATCCAAGTACCATTTGTGGACAGTGTGATCCTCGATCACTACCCTACCCCCACCAGATCCACCATGAATAGACTCAAATCCTGCATCGGCCAGGGCCGTAAACATCCTAGTCAAGCGGTTAGGAAGGATGATCTCCGGGCCCTGGTCTGCGATGACATCCAGTTCCGGCTTATTCACCAGACCTCCCCTCGCTCGGAATATCGGAGCAAGGCCACCCCAAGAAGATGTGCCGAATGTTCCGCCATAACCGCCCCCCCCATATCCGCCGCCCCCCAATTCAACCCCCAGGCCTGCGGTGGCAAGGGGTCCGGTGCTGGCTATGACTGCGTTATTGTAGATGTCTCGGCAGGATGCCCCGCCGGCGATATAGCACCCGGAGCCGGAGCACCCGGAATTGCCGCCACCGTACTCGCTCCAATCGCCTGTAGGTGCAAGCCAATCAGACTCCGAAGCAAAGGCCCAATCCATGCCACCACCGCCTCCACCACCACCGCCGCCATAGCCTCCTCCGCTGCTGCTAATATTGACACTAACATTAATCCTCTGGAGTTCTGCGGCTATCTGTGACACGGCGCTGGATATCTGGCTCTGAGCATTGGAGAGATCGGTGAGCATATCAGACCATACCTGTCCCCAATTCTCGGAGAAGGCCAAGAGAGAGCTTTCACCGTTAGCTACCATCTGGTTAATCGCATCCGTGACTCCGTTTTTGGCATCATAAAATGCGTTCTTGATAGAATCATTAAGATTTGTGACCGTGGGCTCAATGGCTGGCCAGATGGCAGCATAATTGGTCTTAGTGTCGTCTAGGATCTGGGCATTGGTCTGAATCCAGGTATTGCGGATACCTATTGCGGCCTGCCAGGCATTATCTCGGAATGTAGTAACTTCGTAAGTCAGAATCTCGTTAATCTGCCGCCAATAGACAGATCCCTCTGCCTTGATTATGCCCCATGAAATCCTGAAGAAGTTCTTAAGATCGGTAATGATCTTCTGCACCTGTTTGTTCATGCTGGCCAGGCCCTTGATGCCGAAGTAGGCTTTCATTTCATCGGCATCTACTGCATCGCCTGAACCGCTTGCTCCTGCTGCCCCGCCTTCAGCCATACCTGTGATACCATAGGCTCTCATGGCTGCCAAGAGCAGATCCCAGCGCTTGTGCTTCTCCGGTATTACCCATTCCCGGCCAGCTTCACCTATGACTGCCAGCTCGGGGCCGGTGGTTTCCGTACCCATCGCCCGGCCGCCTGCCGCCACATAAGCCGCATTCCACCAAGACGGGTCACTGGACGAGGAGGAGGATGAGGGACGGCTAGATGAGGCGCTGCTTGAGAATGATATTGTCTGAGATATGGGATATGAGGGTGAAGCGTTGCCGCTATATGGGTTATTCCTGGCGAAAGATGCATAGGCATTAGCCAGGGAGGAAGCTGCATTAGAGGCAGCTCCAGCCAGGTTGTTGGCCGCACCGTTCACGGCATTGGCTCCGCTCTGGATTGCGTTGGCTCCGCTTTGGACGGAGTTCTGGAAGCCTGAGCCCGCTACCTGGACCTTGTTGTAGAGTTCTCCCCCGGCCTGAGTAAAGCGCTGCTGGGCTACCTGGCCGATAACTGCAATCTCCCGGCCAGAGGCATCCAGGCCAATCTTTACAGCCTGGCCCGCTTGGGTGGCAAAATTGGCAGCTACTTGAGCGCCTTGCTGTATGGCATTGGCGGCGGTCTGGCTGCCAATAAGAATCCGATCCACCATAGCAGCCCCGGCGGCGGAGACAGCCGCGGAAGCCTGCTTTAAGGCATCCCCACCGGCGGCACTGGCGGCCCTGAGTGTGTTTGCACTTGTCTCAAATATGCCCATAGTTAGGGCATTTGCCTTTTTGGTGGTGGATAAGAAGCCTTCCGATGCCTTTTTTGTGGTTGTTGTTGTAGTGTCCGCCGCTTCATTGGCTGCCTTCGGGAGAACAGCCATTATCTCTTCAACCTTTTCCGGGGATAACTTTGCTCCCCATGCATCTGTGAATTTTGAGACTTGGCTCTTGATTGTGTCAAAATCGTTGCCAATTTCATGCATGGCAAGCACCCATTCTTTGGGGTCCATGTATGTAACTTCCCTGGCATGGGGTACGAAAACATCGCCTTGTGCATTTAAGCTGAAGTTTCCGGGTTCTATTGTTCCCCCGCCAAGTTTGTAATTTACATTTACATCAATCGTTTTGCCATCATATTTACTAGGGACGTCACCAAGCCCGTTAAAATTGATATCAGTCTCAAAGTCCTCCGAAGCAAAAAGGTCCTCTGCTGCCGCTCTCCACTCTTTCGCCCGGGTGATTAAGCTATCTCCTGCCCCTTCCCAGGCGGAGTTCATGGCTCCGCCAATTACATCCAGGATGGCGGCTCCGATGGTCCCCTTGCCTGCCGTCAGGATAGTAGAGCCGAAGCTAGTTGC